TTAATACAGTTGGAATGAGACATCATCACATTCATAGCGTCCCATTGCTCCAAGGTAGTTGACGTAATTTTCATTCCCAATCATCCCTCTCACTTTTTCAACTGCTCCAGGAATGAGTTTGGCCCAAGTTGCTCTTTTTGAGCTGCCAATAAGACTGCCACAACACATGTCTTGTCCTCTGGGCAGGTAGGCCACATTCTTCCATGTTGTGATGTTTGTCTTATCATCCATCCATGGATTTTCATCAATCCAGATTCTGTTCCAAACATCTAACAAATCTTCAGTGGTCATCCAGTCTTTTGTAGCATGAATTGACCATGTTGTTCTTCCAGTTGGAATCCAATTTGATGGTGTTGCAGACATGATGGCAAACCCCAGAAGCCTCAAGTCTCTTCTGTGAAAATACAACAAATTCCACATTTGGGCATAGGCTTTGGCTAGACACGCAGTCCCTGCAACGGTTGCACTTCCACCCTGATTTACAGAAGCTCTACCAACTAATTCATTTTGACTCCTGCAGGGGACGACCAGCTGACGTCCATCTTTCAACATCAGCTCATGAAAGTGGTTTGAGCAGAACTCAACTTTTTCAAAGTTCTCATATCCATTTGATGGAGCCCACAAGTCAATGTCCTTGCGGATTTTCTCCATGGTGTTCAACCATGTCAAGCTTCTCCCAAACCTTTCATCACATGCGTTTACCACGCAGTCATCACCACTAATCAAGAGACGAGACAATCTTTCCTCACCATAGTGGTTCAGCCAAGTTTCAATCCCGTGATCATTGAAATCTTCATCCAGCACACCTTCACTTTCAGCCAATCTGATTAACTGGACTTTAATATTTGTTAAGGTGTTTAGTGCATATGTTACAACTTGACCAGATCCTCTCTGATCTCTCCTAGAGATCACATCCATTACAGTTCCTCCATGTCTTCCTGGCCTGGGACAAAGGGCTACCTTATTTTTGTAACATAGCTCAAACAGAGAAAGAGCAAGTTGTTTATGCTCATCCTCCATATAGTCACAGAGGATGCATTCATCATCCAGATCTGCTTCAGTTATACGAGTGTCCCATCCTGCAGTGTCATCAGCATAGAGTTTTCCAGGTTTCTTAGCCATCTCTCTTAGATGATATCCAAGGTAGAACAGTGGTATGCTCTCTACCCCTCCTCCAGACAACTCTCTTGATGCCCAATGTTCCTCATTCAAGAAGCCGAAAGATTCAAATTCTAGGAACCTGCTACCTAACCACATGTACCATATGGTCCGGCTACCCTTGGCACATCCAAACTCACCTGGTTTCTTTTCTCTTTTACCCATCATGTTATAGATGCACATTTCACATTTTCCTTCCAGGTGTAGTTTCCTCTCTTTGTCCACCATATTCCAAAACCTGGGGTCATGAACTGCTTCCTTGGCATCACTCCATCCCTGCATCTCTTGGCTCCATGCTCCAATGGACGCATGTGATTCCACCTTGTTAATGAATTCTTCTTTAGTGCATTTCCTAATCTTACCTCCTTTTTTCAATATTCTTTTCACTAACCAGGTGAACACTTTCCTCATCACTATTTTGACCTCTTTTGGAGGTTCAGGAGCTTTTGTGTCAACTTTTTCTTTGAACACTCTCTGCTGTCCGAAAGCTGTGGTATCAGTCATTGATATGGAAAACACACTTTCCAATGCTTGCCAAGGCCAACTCAAAAGTTTAACCACATAGTTAATTGCATTGGCTTTTGTACCAACATCCCGAATTTGGTAGCTTCCATGGTATTGCCATGTGCGATATGGATGATTATCATCAAACGTCCAGGAATTTTTGTTTTCATTCTTAACTTTTTCAATTCTCTGTTCAATCAGCTTGGCATCAGCCTTAACACAGGTTGTAAGATTGGAACGAGTGCCGACTGGAAACTTGATGTCAGCCACCACTCTTTCCTTTCCTTCTTGTCTCATTCTCTGCATTAATTTCTTTGTGACTGCATTCACACTTCCAACCAAATTATTGGTGATTCCTGACACAAAATACATTTCATGTGTTGAGTTTCGTGAATGCGGGACCCTGATTATTCCACCTCCAAACATGTGCTGGAACTTTGTCAACCTCTCTAAAACTTGAGGGGAGTAAGGGTTCAGTACTTTAAAGCAAAAATTTGACTCAGGGTTTACTAGCATCCAATTTCCGACCATCTCAATCACTTCAAGTGTCTTTTTGGCCTCAGTAGCATATGATGGATTAGACTCACCTATATCACATAAAACAGTGTCACAACTGTATGGTTTTAGTTTGAATACATCAGTTTTTGACTTAAAGGTGATGAGGTTCCAACCTAAGCTTTCGACCAGACGAGGTTTCTCATGAGCTCCAGTACCTAAGGTATAAGCATTGACTTTCCTTACTGGTGTTTGTGCTGCGCAATAGTAGCTCCAGCCGCCGCGGCCGCAGCCCAGGTCAACCACATGACCTGACAAGGGAATAAAACCTCTTTCATGCATCCAAGCCAGTTTTGAAGTTCCTCTAGAAACGGCGTGTCCAGTGTTGGTTTTGCCTTTATTTAAATTCATCACAGCATCGGGTCTGTCAACTTCCAAAATTCCAACCTTCCTGTAACTCAGGAATTCTTTATGACTTAGCTGGTTAAGTTCAAGTTTCCACTTTTCACCCAATGTGTGATGACTGGTTACTATACCTCGTCTATCACTTCTGGCATATAGCCAGACCCTGAAAGAAATGGGAATCAAACCAAAGAAATCTCCTCGGACCAGTGATGTTAATCCACTAACCACTGGAAGGGTCCAAAATGTAGTTCCCTTTGGTTCAATCAGATACTTGATTAACACCATTCCAACCATCACACACTCCAAGACAGCCCATGCTTTGCGAAGAGTGAAAACATTGATAGCAGTCAAAGTGAAGCCAGTGACCATAGAGAAAATCTTCTCACTCCTCTCTGTCTCTGCAGAGGTTTGGTCTAATTGATAAATGGTTTCACCATCGACCATGGTGTTCTTTGAGAGAGATTGTGTTACAATTTTGTGGGCTTTTGAGCTTTCAGCTGCTGCATGCAGCGGATAGAACCAAGTCCAATGAGCCAAGGCAAGTAAGACTCCACCCACCAAGGTTAGACATGACATGTTTCTGAACGCCCCGACTGCCAAAGTCAAGTCTCCTAAACCCAAAGAGAGCCAAGCAGCTCCAAATGGAAGCAAGTTAACCATGTCATGTTTTCCAGCCACTGTTCCAGTAATGACTCTTTGTGTGAACATTTTAAGGTTGTGCAAGGCTTGTGGCCTAGCTAACGTGACAAAAACCACATATGTGGCCCAGATGGTCAAAGGCCTGATGTCCCATTCCATGAGTGATTCCCACGTGTAATGGAAGACAGGACTTTCGTTCACAGTGGTGTCTCTCTTGAAGAGATCCATTATGTCACGCTTTGTATTTTCCAGTAGCCGCATTTCATTGGCAACAACTGTCACAACAGTCAGTATCACACAGATTAAAATGGTTGCCAATGTGGAGTCAATTTGAGTGCGTTGCATTCCTTCCTCTGGTACCAAACAGATTAACAGCACAAAGCAGACCAGCGCTCCACCTGAGATAACAGGCAAAGGCACTCCTCCGTACCATGCCGTCAATCCTGACATTCCTATCACCAACGTTCCAATCCAGATCCTGTCAACTTTGGTTCTACTTAGTATCCACATTAGAATGATGAACACTCCCACAATCATAAGCAATGACTGCAAAATACAGAGAAAAGCATCAGGTAGTTCTTTCTCAGCAAGTTTAAAGTTCCGTGAATTTGGGTCAGCTGTGTAATAAGTGTGCACCATGTCAATTGATTCCACAACTTTTTGGTACATCAGTCTGGGTAAGCCTAGCAGAACCCCTGATCTTCTCATTTGGGCGTATTCTAGCAATGAAACCAAGTCTCTTTTTTCTTTCACCATCCTGTTGTCCAACCAAACCGGTTGAAGTTGCCTTTCTCTCCCACTAGGTGTTGTATACTTGATTGGATCACCATTTTCATCTGACACTAAATGCTGATTGGGACCTATGTTTAACCATCCACGATCCTCAATGCCTTTGGTATTCTGAGCTACATTCCATGCCAGCCATGGGGTAAAATCACACTGCGTTAGGAGATGACGGAATACCTTTCTCTTCTCCTCTGTGAGTCTATAATAGCCAGGAATTTCAGTCATCTTGTCTTGTTCAGGTTCATAGAATTGACATGTCGCTCTTTGTCGGCTATCCATGTTGTCCAGTAACATTTGTGCTTCTTTCCAGCAAATTAGATCTGAATCATCCATTTCCGTGGTTCCTTGATAGATGTATTCGGCCTTTTTTCCCTTAACTCGTCCGACTCTTCCCCTTCTCTGGGCTGCTGAGGCAGGCGTTATTGATATTTCACCGCTAACCTCCACAATATTGCCTTTTTCCATTGGTTTAAGAGTTGTCCTTGGATCAATTACCCTATCAACATCTAAATTGGCACCCATCTCCGAAATGTCAGTGGTGAGTATGAAATCAGGTTTTTCTGACTGTATCTTAGGATAGTTGTCATGAAAGGTCTTGCTTGTCAGAATGAGGACTTTCTTTCCTCTCTCTCTCAAGGCTTTTGAGATTCCCTGAGCTGCATTGTATGATGGCACAAACCACGCTGTTCTTCCTTCAAAGTCTGTTATCCATTCATAACCTTGTTTCCATGGCTCATCAGGAATCATCTTTTCAACATCAGCAATCTTCTCATTACTGTTTGCCCATGGATCATCAACTCCAGGAGGTGTAGCCGTCATCAACACAACAGCACATTTTTTCATTTCACACTGGCTAGTGATGTATCCACGAGCTGCAATGCTACTCGGGTCTGTCCAATGAGCTTCATCCATGATTATTACCTCATAATTCCTCTGTGGAGTATGAATTAATTTCCTATTTACAAAAGTAGCATGGCACATGACATCAACAAGTGATCCTGGGGTCTTCGTTGACACGGCCGATGAGTGAAAACTGATATCCATTCCTTTGAGAGCACTTTCCATCTCTTTTATCACAACCCGTGTTGGAGCTAAAACAAGTGTCCTCATCTTTCTCTCAGCAGCCCTTTTAACTAAATTTGGTAGTATTCTATGTGTTTTACCACTTCCAGGATGGGCATCAATTACGGTTATTTTCCCTTTTGACAACCAGCCATCTCCTTCAAGTGTCTTTGGTTGTGGAACATCTTCTTCCTTCTTCTCAGTTTGAGCTATAGAACTACAGTATGTGTCCCCATGTAAGACTCCATTTCCATACAGCCCAATTATCTTTCCATCTGATGATATGATTGGTGAGCCAGAAGATCCTGGTGGAAAATCAAGTGGAATTAGGCCCAACTCAAGACCACCTTCAACCTTCATGCTTCCAGGAAGCAGCTGTGTTGTGGTGACTTTTCCATCAGGGGTGTAAGCGTGAACTTGAACTTCTGTTCCATCCCATCTAGTGAACAATCTCCACCCACCATTATATGATATTAGATCTTCTGTGATGCTGGCCCATTCTGGTACGATTTTCCTCCCACAGATGTTCAATACAGCACCACGTGTGACGTGCCACATGGTATGGAATGAGTTACCGGTCCAAATTCCAACTCCAACTTGTTTCTTTCCGAAGAGTGATGAAACCATAATTCGGTAAACCCCATCTTGAATACTGACTTTCTCACCTTCTGGATCTTCACCAACTCCAAACACAATAATTGATCTTTGCGTGGCATCATAACACTTTTTGATTCCAAGCATAGCTATGGTTAGAGGAATTCCAATCCAATGAAAACCAGTGACAATCATTCCAACAGACACCATGATAACTTCAGTCATACTCTCCTTGTCTTTTGAGAGGTTGACCAGTCTTCCGTCGGACATCCTTTTCACCTCAAGACTCAGACTGCCAACAGATTTATCACAATCTTTTTTCCATTCACAGTATCCAGCCCATTCAGCTGTCATCTCTCCTTTGCTTAATTGGAGGAGAAAAAAGACTAGGAAAATTCCCATGATTCCGATCATCCATCCACTTGATTCCAGACCATTTTTGCAAATGGCTGCTCCTATTGCCATAACAATGCCGAGTATGGCTGTGTAATCAGTAGCTCTTTGGCCTCTATGCATGTAATCATTGAAACATGTGTAAAAAATCAATGCTACAACATAGAAAGGAGCATTCAGGATCTTCAATCCTCCCAGAATGGTTAACTGTGTCTTCTGTATCCAATCAGATTGCATGAACTTTGGACTAATGGACATCAAGAGCATCACTCCTCCAAGTGCTAGAGCATGTTGCATTACTATGCTATCCATCCAAGTCAGTGACACTACAAACAGCATGAACACGTGGCTTTGCATTCCAGACTTAGAAAGTAAGAACCCATAGACAACAAAGCCCAAGGAATCCAAAACTTTCCAAACTGATTCCCACTCCATAGTCACATGTTGAAAGACTTGCAGGAGAGAAGCAAGAGCCAAGATTCTTTCAAACTTCCAGCTTCTGGCAAATAAAATTCCAACTGTCAGGGCAGGACGTAGCATGAACACAGTCTGCATGGCAACCATCCAAAGCATTGGCTCAGGAAATTGCCACGCAAAGGTTGTTCCCACCGCCAGCAAGTAGCGGAGAAAATCCCTGCAATCAATCAACCCTGTGATGGCAAAGACGAAAAACATGAAGGCAGTTGGCACACTCCATCTTTCTTTTGCAATCTTCGGTAGAAAGCCCATGTAAAACAGCAACATCACAGAGAGAACTCCCCATGACTGAGCTTCCAAAGCTGTCATACTTCCTGCATAAACTAGTCCAGGTGTCGTTTTCAGTGGTCTGATTTCCATGGCATACCAACATCCATCGGCATTGGTGAATTTCAAAGGTGGCAAAACACAGTGTTTACAACACCAGTCAGGTATTGTTACCCCTCCTTGGGTGGTACTTCTAACAGAATGTCCTCTTTTATCACAATCCTCTAGAATTTGGACTTTTGTTCCAGGACACTCTCCTCTTTCAAGAACAAGAGCCCCATTTTTCCAGGGTCCTAATTCTTGGGTAGCATACCCTTTAATCATGTTCAGTGTTGATACTGGTCCTCCAAGTTTCTTAGGGAGAATGAGTTGTGACTCAGGAGCTCCTTTTCCTCCAAGTGTGTGGCTTAATGGCCATAAGCATTCAACGGCATATTTCATCTCTAATTTCTGTAGCTGGAGAGTGCCATTGACTTCATAGCTGTCCATCCACATCCAGGGAGATCCATGCACAATTCTTTTATCCTTAGCGCCAGACCCTATCAGTCCCTGGTCACAAAACTGACTGTTTGATGTTTGAATGTCAATGAAAGCCCTTGTTTGTAAAATGCCAGCCCCGAACTCAGACACTTTGAAAGCGTTCCATGATCGGTTAGCAAGGGGACATTCATCAAGGCCTACAGGACCCACGAAATACGTTCCGTTGCCTTGTTTCCTCTCCAAAATCCATGACATCAATTTGAAACTTTTCGCCCAGTTCTTCCATGATAGAGAATTCCTCCCAGCTCTTCTTTCCCAGCCACTTGAGTTTGTTTTGTGGAAAACCTTTTCTTCATTTCCAACCATTATCCTCCAATCAACTGACTGATCTTCCAGAAACCAGTTTATCTCCTCCTCAAGTGCTTTCCACATGGCCAAGTCAATGTGGTTTGATGGAGAATATCCACAATGTTTCTCTCTATCCTCAACCAAGCTTGCAAGGAAAATCTCAGGATCTTCAGGGTAATATTTGTAGGCCTCATGCCAATTGTTGACATCATTCCAAACCATCAATCCATCCCCGCACCGCATTTCTTTCCTGTATGTGTCTAGTGCGCATCCGTGGTCTCCCATGACTCCAGTTGTAAATCCAAGAAGCATAAATCCAATCACTCCTGAAACCACAGATAAGGTTGAGTTTTGGACATTTACACACAACCAGATCAGAACTCCAGATATCATGAGCTTTCCCAGAAATCCTACACCTCCAAATATCATGTCAAACGGCATTCGGAGAATGCGCATTATGCCTGCTGAAGTGAAAGGTTCTGAACTGCTCCAGTAAGCACTTGAGGTTATCAATGTCTTTTCAATGTTCCTTTTCATCAGAGTTACAGCTTTTCCGATTGAACTTCCCTCTTGTTTCCATTGAAACACAGCTCCACCAACTTTGATGGTCGATACACCTAGCGGAGCTTCCAATTCAAGGAACACAACAGCCTCATTATTAGCGGCAAATGGGTTAGCAGTAATAAGATTTCCAAAATTCTTCCCATTATAACCTTCCTTTTCAACAGAAACAGGTATTCTACATGGAGCATCGGATCCCTTATATTTGACTTCCATTGCAACCGTGCCATGTTGCGTGGCCACTGGTCTTTTGTGCCACACAAAGCTAGAAGAACACATTTGATACGTCAAACCCTTCATTCGAAGATTGAGAGTACTCACTCTACAATCAACATGTCCTCCGGTGAGATGGTAAGAGTTACTAGTTTTGGTCACTTCTTCAGCTTTGACCAATGATTTAAAAACTGCTGGTCTCTGATCTCCACATTCCTGAATTTCCATCTTTACTGCATGTGGTTCTTTAAATACAACTAAACGATCCATTCCATGCCAAGATCCACCTGAAATTTTGGAGGGCAATGGCAAGTCACTCAGCCAGTCCTCATGCACATTGAACATATGGCCATCAAGTTCAATCATTCTGATGTTTGACAATTCAGCACTAGCAACAACACGACATGTGAAGTCCATGCTACCATAATCCGCTATTGTGATGGTATGCTTTTCAGATTCAGCTGTGAGAGTTGTCTTAACTATCCTGTCGGTGCTGTTGTTTGTTAGCAACTTGCCTTGATGCACTTCAGCTCCAATTACATATTTGACTTTTGGTGAATCATACGAGTAGCTTTTGATGATGTCATTTGCCCCACAAGTGGCCTTAGCACATCCAACGATGCTGCCTTTTCCAAACAAACCACAACCATTTCCCCAGCCTCTATCACTGAAGCTTCTCTTGCAGACATATCCGTCGAGATGTTCCTCACGCATGGTGGCTTCACCTTGCGTAGGACAGCGAGCGTCAGCTTTAAGGTCTGTGATGGATGCCTTGGTGCAATAGTGTCTTCCTTCGATGAGAGATTCTTGAATCACATCATCGAGCCACAGATCCACACTTGGTTTATCCTGAGCACTAATGGTAACACAAGCCCCCTTTTCCAACAGGACATCAAACCAAGAAACGTCAGACGCTCCCCTTATGATATCACGTTTTTGGATGTTGACACACTGAGTTGAGTAGCTTGGAGCTATCAGAGCCGCGATGCATATCACTATCATGCTCTGGTAACTGATTCCAAACACCATGATGACAACAATAGCAATGACCAAACTTTTCCAAGCATTGGTAACTATCCACTCTTCACTCTTGCCAATTCGATCATTGACACTGTTCCAGTGATGCCACAAAGTTGGTTTGTCTAGTGAGACAGACGATGGATGTTCAGTTATTGACAGCGATCGTTTTAGCCTGTGGCCTCCAGGTTTACAAAGCGGATATTTAACCCACACATTCTGAACGTCACGGCAAAAGCAGTCCAAATCCACTGGCTCTTCAGTATTAGCCAAGGTGACACACGCATATGTTATGGTCAAGTTGCATGGCACGCCAATATCCAGTGAAGAGAAAATGCATAGTCCAGTACCAACTTTGTAGGTTTTTCCTATATCCATTTGATCAGGTGAAAGCAGCCAACCATCACCATTTTGGGATACCTGCATAGCCATCAATCCAGTTAGAAACATTATGGGGAACAGGCTTTCAGTTCCTCCTCTCCTTTGTTTTTTGCGTCCCAAGATTCCGTTTAGCAGAGTCCGGAGGATGTTCATCAGAGTGGTTATCCCCTTAGCTAATTTCCCAGGTGGAGTCATTTTCCAGAAACTCGTTAGCCTGCTGTTGACTTTCATGCCAAGAGCGATGTGGGAGGCGTAGTTCATGATTCCGAGAATCAGTCCCATGCCCATGGCTTTCCCTTTGGGAGGCCGGCGTAGCCGGGTTCTCCCTTTATTTTTTGCGTTTTTCAATTTACCTACCAT